AAAAAGCACTCCCACCAGCAAAACAAAGACAGTTAAAGGCTGCTAATGGATGAAGAACAAGAGGAGTATCTGAACAGTACAATCAACAGATTTTCTGAAGAGGAAGTCAATCGTATCAAGGCCATGAGGGTCGAAGATGATATGATGTTAGAAATCATTGAGAAGCTTCAAACCGAAGTAGAAGTTGTTCCTGATGTTGGTAAGTATTTTACTTTCATCTATACAGCAAAGACACCCAGAGTTGAATACGATAGGTTCCCTTTAGTTGCGGTGACTGGTATATTCAGATGGGGATTCAGAGGACTTAATTATCACTGGGGTGAGTTTAAAAATTATACTTGGGAAGAACTACAGAGTAATCTATACAAAGTATATCCTATGGAACTTAAGACTTTAAGATCTATTCCATATCAAAGTTTCACGATAAATAATTAAAAAAGGATATGGCAGCCGGAGATCCTCAAGGTTGGGAAAGTTTAGGAGTAAACGATCCCACCAAATATAAAGCCACTCTAAAATTACTGAATTCTTCCCGAAGATTAAAAGATAATATAAGAGTAATTACTGATAGAACTACAGGAAACTATGATGTCTATCAAGTTACATTGTTTGGAGATACGTTGATTTATCAACATAATGCAAGTACTGGAAGTGATAGTATCAAAAATAATAAATTGTATGCTGAGTATTTTACTGGAAAAAATTCCAATCAACTACGCAATTTAACTCAATCTGTCAGGAGTGCTACTTTAACTCTTGCAAAAAATAATATCTCAGGTCAAACTTCAAGACAAGAATATCAAGATCTTCAAGCAAAACCAAGTTACAAGTCATTAAGTAATACGACTCCTACACCAACTCCAACTCCTACACCAACTCCTACACCAACTCCTACACCAACTCCAACTCCTACACCACTTCCTACTGATGTGAATGGAGATGGTGTAGTAGAAGAAGTTAATCCTACAATTCCAACCGCAATTAGAGGTGGTACTGCTAAAACTTTAAGATATCCATATCATGAGCCACCAGCCGGCTTTGAATATGACTATATTTCCATAACAGCATATGATTACAAACCATCTGGTTTGGATGTGTTGAACTCTAGTTATAACAAAAGTGATAAAAATATTGAAAGGGGGCAGAAATATGAAACTATATTTTTCCCAATGCAACCTCAATTGAGTGAAACAAATGCAGTGAGTTGGTCAGACGATCAATTGAATCCAGTTCAAGCGGTATTAGGACAAGCAGCTGCGGGGTTAATAAAAGGTATAGGAAATATTAGTGTAGAAGAACTAAAAGGTGCATTTTCAGGATTAACTGCAAGTATTAATGAAGCAATGAATGATGCAAATTTAAAGAAATTTGTTGTATCATATTTTGCTGGTCAGGCAGTTGGTGCAAATCTAGTAGGTAGATCAAATGGTATGGTAATTAATCCAAACCTTGAGCTTCTTTTCAATGGTCCTAATCTTAGAACTTTTAGTTTCAATTTTAGACTCACACCAAGAAGTCAGATAGAATCAGAAGAAATAAGAAGAATCATACGAGCATTTAAAAGAAATATGGCAGTTTCTAGAAGTTCCTCGAATTTGTTCCTGTTATCACCAAGAATTTTCGAATTGAAATATATTTACAAAGGTGGTGGTGACCATCCATATCTAAATAAGTTTAAACCTTGTGCTTTATCAAACTTTCAGGTAAATTACACACCAGATGGTTCCTATGCAACATTTGATTCCACTGGGTCTTTGACAGCATATGACTTAACAATGACTTTTAGTGAAGTTATGCCAATTTATGCTGATGATATTCCTGACACTGCTGACGATAAAATATCCACAATGGGATACTAAAGATGGCACAAAAATATTTTAGAAACCTACCAAACTTTGATTATGTAAACAGAGTCAAAGGTGGTGATAATATTTCTGATTATACAGAAGTAAAGAATCTCTTCAAAAGAGGTAAACTTAGGGAAGACATCTTCCAAAATATTACATACTTTACCAAATATAAAGTGGTTGGTGATGAAAGACCTGATGAAGTAGCATATAAAATTTATGGAGATCAGAATCTTGATTGGATCGTAATGTTATCTAATAATATTATGAATCTTGAATCTGAATGGCCTTGGTCTCAAGAATCCTTTGATAATTACCTACTTAATAAGTATGGTAGTTATGAAAAAATGTATGAAACTAGACATTATGAGACTAATCAGATTCAAGATAGTGACAAAAGAACGATTGTAGAAAGAGGATTGATTGTTCCTAGTGATTGGAGTATTACCTTCTATGATATTGGTTTAGAACAACAAATTACAAGAGCTTCGACTTATCCAGTTTCTAATTTAGAGTACGAGACAAGAATTCAAGACAGAAAGAGAAATATATTTTTATTGAAAGATATCTACGTGAGTCTTGCTATTGATGACATGGAAGAGTTTATGCCATATACTCCTGGGTCTAGTCAGTATGTTTCTGATAGGTTAGTACGGGGAGAAAACGTTAGATTGTATCAATAAAAAAAGTAAAGGGGCCAAAAAAGCCCCCAGGATTTTTTTACGGCTTTTTTGAAACAAAAAGCCGATTTTGGTATCAGGACTCAGCCAGTTTTGAAAAATAACTCATGGGGTCGTCATCGTCATCGTCTCCTTTACTGAGAGTAATATCAGGAGAGTTGAAGTCATTAGTTGCCTTTGAAGATTGATAGGAGTCTTCAAGCTTTCGCATGACCTCTTCTTCAGAGACAGTCTTTCGTTCTGTTGCTGCGTAGTTATCATACTCAGTTTCTTCCTCTACGGTTGATCGACGTGTGGACTTGTTGCCCAGAACATAATCAAGACGCTTCTTCAGTTCATCATAGGATTTGAACTGATCGGGTGCAGTGAAGGCAGTCAGTGAATACTGCTTCTTCCAGATTGCTTCCATCGCTTCATCGTCATCCAGAAGTGGACTTGGACGATCGAACTCAGAACTATCATAGTTCCAATAACCAGCAACCTTCTTCAGTTTGAGTTTGAAGTTGGCACCTTGCCAGAAGTCAAATGGGTTGATAGGAGTTTCATCTTCGAATTCAGGTTGCATTGCTTCCATGATCTTGTCGAAGATCTTCTTACCAAACTTGTACAGGAATACCTTACCTTCATTCTGAGGGTTGGCAGGGTCCTTGACCACGTAGATGTTTGCGTAGAAAGAAAGTTTACGCTTTTGTTTGCGAACGGTTTCCTTATCCGATTCGTTACCCGTGTTCCACAATTCACGGTTCAGTTCACCGATAGGATCCTTACCACCAATGGTAGTCAGGGAGTTTTCGATGTACCAACCACCAGGACCTTGGAAGGCATGGGAGAACAGTTTCACCCAAGGGAGATCTTCTCCTTCGGGAGCAGGAAGGAAACGAATAACAGCATATCCGTTACCACTTTTGTCCATCTCTGGTTTCCATGTCCTGTCGTCCTGACCACCGTTTCTGTTACTTTCCTTCTCTACTTGTTGGACGAGTTTCTGTGTAAGGTTTCCCAGAGAAGATTGTTTCTTCAAATTAGAGAATGACATTTGTTTTGTTCCTTGTATTAGTCGTATTTGGTCTGTGTCCCAGATTTGGGTGGGGTAACTGGGGACCCCTGTATCATACACCCCTCAGAGGGACTCGTCAAGGTGTTTTCTCATGTTGTCGATGATGTTGGTCATATTACTGAAGACGTATGTCAGGTCCACGTCAGCAGGGAATCCGAGTTGACGTGCAGAAGACATAATACTCTCCTTCATCATCTGAGCTTCGGGATCATCAGATAAGCTCAGACGTGTGTAGAGAACCTGTTGTTTCTTTAACAGACTCTCCAACATTTCAACATGTTCCAACTTATCTTTGTTGGTCATTGTTGCGAACGCAAACACGTTCTTGTAGATCTCTTCTTGTAATTCAGAGATCTCTTTCATTTCCGTTTGAACTATTTCTGATTGAAAGAAACTCATTGTACTTGTGCTTCTGCTTCTAAAAGTTGTTCGTCTTGTTGTTTAGATTCTTCAATCTGTTCGAGAACATCGATTGCTCCACATACTTTCAGGTACATTTCTCTACCACCATCAAGTTGTTTTTCCAATTCTTCTCTCTGAGATTTGAGATTTTCAAGCACGGTAGCATTATCAAGTGCCATTGATTATTACCTCCTTGAGGATAGATCTAAATTTAAATACATCAATATGTATAAAGGAATCATACTTGTCAATTCTCATCGATAAGAATTTCCACACAGGATCATCCAGTTTACTATCGAATTGTTTTTTGAATCCTAGGATCTTATTTAATATTACTAAAGACTCAAGAGAAAGGTTCTTTCCCAGGTGTTCTTTGATGAGTTGAGGGTGACGATTTCCCTCAATCTTGAACATCTCATCAAAGTTTTTACCAGAAAAAACATTCTCTACTTCTGACTTGAACGTATAAGATAGACTTTGAAGTCGTCTCTTCCAATCGGTGTAGTTCTGTTCCCCGTTCCGAACAATTTCTCCGATCCACAGAGACTGAGGATCGTTACAACCGACAAAGTTAGAAACAAAAAACTCAATGACTTCACTATCATCTTTTTGACGACTCAACTTTTCAAAAAAGAATCTGTCCTTACGTTTATAGAAGGACTCTAATGATGCACGTGACTTACCACCATAACGATGGTAATCATATTTTTCTTTTGTAAAGTGATTTTTCAATCCAAGGTATGCCTTGTATGTATCAAAGGGACTCACTTTGGGTATCATAAAGGTAGTTTCGCATGAGATGTACGTTTCAATAGGTTGAGTTCCATGGCCTCAGCCTTAAGTTTTTCCTTCAAAGGTTTGGATATTAACTTAGGAATAGACTCAATGTCAATATTATTACTCTCACAAAAGAAAACAATTGAGTCCATGTACTTCATGTCCTTGTTTTCTTTTGCAA